TGTTGAGCCGGCGCCACCGCTGATAACCGTATCGCCACCATCGCCAGAAACCGTCGCACCGGCTGTGATGGCGACATTGCCGCCTGCGCCAGATGTGTTGGCGTCGCCGCCTTCAAGCTTCAGCGTACCGCCTGCGCCTGATGTATCAGGCTGCAATGCATTGACTGTCAGATCGGTTTCGTTGACGCCTTTCAGCAATCGTTCTGATATCCAGGTAAACCAAGCGCCAGAGTAGTATTGCAGCCAGTTGAAATAGCTTGATGGTGGCGCTTCGCTCAGAACCCAGCCGAGAATTTTCTTTGCGGATAGCGGCTCGGTTCGGTTGCTTCCCCCGGTATTCCAAACTGGCAGTTTGGTTGGTCTCGGCTCTACCATTACAAGATCTCCGATTCGCGGGCGCCACGATTTCGAATCGCAGCGGCGAAAAAGTAACCGCCATCAAAGACAGCGCCGCCGTCAAATACGAATGGCGAGGTGGTTTCCCAGTAGATAAAAACTCCGTGCACGCCTGCAGGTTTGCCCTGGTACATTGCCTCGGCCGCAATGGCGCCGAGGCCGGTACCCAATTGACCGGTGCATTGCACTTCAAACTCCGCCGGACTGCCTTCGTTCAATTGAAAAAATTGATCCGCCACGCTGGTATTCGTCGCCAGGCGCACGATTTCATTGATCTGCTCGATCGTTCCAGCGCTAGTATTAACGCGGATATACGCGCGCAAAAGAGACTGATAGAGGTCGTCATCAAGGCCGTTGCGCTCGAGCCCGATGATTTGACCCAGGCCGTCGAGCTGCACGCCCTCAGCGCCGTCCAATGTGGTCAGGACCAGCAAATCAGTCGCCGCGGTATCAAGCGCTTGCAATTCGTCGACGTATGACCGCACCAGCTTTTCGAAATCATTGATAGGCTCGCCAGAAGTGCCGGAACGGAATTGCGAAATCAGGCGCCGAATCGCATCGGCGACCATGCTGGCGTTGGCGGTGAAGGCTGGCGGTGGTGTTGGTTGCGTTGCCATTGTTATACCGGGCTCGAGTTGACCGTGATGTCGCCGGTGTCAAAGGTCGCCAGCTCGCGCGTGATAAAAGTCAAATTATTGGTACCGGTTGGCGGCGATACCGTGTCGATGTAAAATACCGGGCAATCGACCACGCCGTCGATGGCGAATACCTCAGCTTGGAATCGCTCATAGTAGACTGTTTCACCTAGCAAGATCTCATCGCCAAGCGCTTTAAGCGCTGCCTTGATTTGCGTGTCACCGTCGGTCGGGTAGCTGGCCTGATCATATTTGATATCGGCCCGAATATAGATTGGCGTATCGTCCGGTTCGGTGTAATTGATATCGTGGTCGATGCCCTGGCTATCGGTCACCGTTTCGTTGACATTGTTCGGGGCATGGCCGTAGGTCTCAATCCCGGCCGGTTTCGTCAGGAAAAGCGCTTCGGCAATATCAGCCGTTGGCGTGCCGGCCTCCGAATGCACGATCGCCTCAATGCTCTTTGGCGGCAAATTGCGTCCGTCGGTGACCATGCTGACATTTTCGTAAACGTAAACTTGCAAGACACCATCGACATCAAGCAAATCAGCTCGGATTGCCTCGATGGTTGCAGCGCCTTGGAATCGCAGCAATGACAGGCGGCGCAGGCGCAGCTCGGCATCAGTTTCAAGCTCATCGCCTAGAACGGCGTCCTCGTTCGCATCAACACCAGACCAGCCGGCGACCGGTGTCTCGATGGTCAGAGCCTGACCATTGAGCAATTGCACGGGTCCATACTCTTCCGACTCGAAATCAATGGCCACGGTACCGCCCGCAATGGTCCCGTCCGTGACCGAAACAAAGCGCTCGCCTGTTGCGTCAACTGAAATCACGCGGCCTATGGCTAGGTAGGTACCATTGGTGCCAGTGCAATCTAGGGTGATGGTCGACTTGGTCGCTGGATTGCGAACGACGCCGGTGATGGCACAGACGTTGTCCAACGCTTCACCGGTCGCGCTATCCGGGTACATCGACCGGTAGACAGCGTGCAAGACTTCCCAGGCCTCGGCGACCGCGGCGGCGAAAGTCGCGTTGTTCTGGCCGATCACGGATTCGCCGCCGACATTGATGGTTGAGCCGAAATCCGCCTTTTGCCGCGCCTCGATATCCGTCAGGACGTCGGCAATCAGTTTCGGGTTGAATCCCGTCGATAGTACGCCGAATGAGCTCATAGGATGAATACCTCGCTAAAGTCGCGCGCGACTGTCTCGCCTGCAAGCCTGGCGCTAAAATCCAGCGCAAGCTCGCGCGTTGCGGCATCGAATTCCAAATCCATGCGCTCGAGCGTTTCCACGCCTGGCGTCGACAGGATCGCCTGGCGATAAGTCGTTCGGATCGCTGCCAGGTTCGGGTTTTTCACCAATATTTGGCTGTAGTAAGGTATGCCGACTCTGGTGTCGAGAAACCATTCGCCGAGGTAGAAACGCAAACGAACAAGCAAGTGTTGCGCGACCGCATCGGCGCCGGTGACAAATTGCAAATCACCCGTGCTCAAGTCGAGATCGCCGGTCACTGGGTCGAGTTTGAAATCACTCATGTTGCCTTGACCTTCGTTGCGGCGGGTTTGCTAATCGATGGTTGCAAGACAGCGCCCAGGGCAATAGCCAATGCTGCCTGGAATGCCGATGGCGAGCCATTGCCGGGTTCGCTGATAACTGGCGTCCCGGTCATAAGCGGCCAGATCGCGTCGGTCATAGCTGTAATTTTTTTTAGCTCGGTTTCCACCTTGTCAGCCAGCGCCACGAAATCGTGGCCGCTGCCGCTTTTCTGGTACAGATTGATCTGGTCGCTGCCGATGTGAACCACTGGGCCACCGATTTCGCCAAGCACCATATCATCAGGGTCGGGCGTTGTTAGCGCCTCGGCATCGTTGTACCAGCCGAGCAAGGCGACCGGGTCGGTCAGGCCATGCATTTCGAAAGTGCCTGGGTCGGATTGCTTGATCAAAGTCGAATCGTCACCGCGCCGCCCGTCGCCGACCTGGTAGGTCTCAGTCGACCGCTCGCAAAAAATCAGCATGCAACGATCGCCAACCGCGACTGGCATGGTGATACGAAACGTTCGGGTCCGAGGAAATACCACCGGGACCCCAGGGATCACCGGCAAATCCTCGGCAATCTCGCCGTCGACCGTCGACTGCAGGCGGCGGATAAGCGGTTCGACGTCGGCCTTTTGGGTGGTCGCGTCATACGAGGCGATACGGCCGGGCAGCATGACGTGCAAATCCGCCAGCCTATCCTCGATGGCCTGGCGGATGATATCGGCCAAGTCCGGGCTCCTAGTCATCGCGGCTTCAACTCCAAATCAGCATACCAATCCTGTCCATGCGTATCGCCTTGATACGCCACTTTTTCCACCCGATAGAACCCCTCAATCTGTTCAGATTCAAGCCTGACCACGCGACCAGGCGTCAGTTGCGGGATTAGCAAGGCGCGCGCCTCGATGATGCCATTCTCGCCGGACTCCGGACTGCCGATCAGGCCTTTATCAGGATTGAGCACGATCGCGTCACCGGGCTCGATAGCGTCGCGGGCGGCGAGCAATTGCAGCTGGCCATCCTGGATTGACCAATCATACCCAAGCGTTTTTGTCAGCCGCGTTAGCTCGCGCTTGGTCGGCCCGCTCAAGACCAGGCCATTTTTGAAATCATCCAACGCGCCCCTGATATTGCCTTGGGCGATTTTTTCCTTGGCATTGCCAATGCCGACGCCGAGCGCATTGACGATTTTTTGCATCGCATCGCTTGCGCTGATCGTTTTGAAACTGACATTGATGCGCGACTCGCGCAGCTGTTTGCCGCCGTCAGTTGATTGAAACGATGTTACCCAATCAACGCCGTCGCGTTGGTTGGTCCCGGCCTCTAGCTGCCCTTTGAAGATGATGCTGGATTGGCCAGAATATCCGACCTCCAACGTGGTCAATAGAGCTTTTTCGCTAACCTTGGCCCTGGTTTGCTCGGCCAAATTGTAGACCGATATCTCGGCGGTATTGGCCGATTCTGTCAGGCTTTTTTCGATTTGAAACGTGACCCGGAGGATTTCGTTGCGAGCGCCATCGGTGGTTTCACTTGAAACCAGCGTGCCTCCCAGGTTCAGGGCGAACGTCCGATTGAATAACCTACCCAATGGCGACGCCCTCGTTGTATGCTAGCACGGTTTGCGTACCTAGCGTGTCTCGATCCGGGTCGGCATCGCTTTCCGGATTGGTCGCTAGGATATCGCCATCCGGGCGGCCCTGCTGAACCCATTGCAGAAATAGAGCCCAATTGCAGACCAGCTTGATTCCAGAGCGCAGCTGATTGCCGTCGATATCGGCGACGTTGAAGTACCAATGACCTGAGCGTCGATTGAAGTACAGCGACAACCGATAGATAACCTCATCGAGCTCAATGGTGAAATCGTAAACGCTCAGGTCGATGCGGGTCGGGATTTCGAGCACAGCCATGGCTATCCACCTACCTGTCCAAGTGCGTTGCTGATGCTCTCAAGTAGGCTGTTCGATTTCGTCTCGACCTCCGGCTTGGCTGGTTTGGTCTGCTTTCGCCCTTGGTCGCGTTTGACCTTGTGCACTGGGTCAATCGGCTCTGGCGCTGCGACGGTCTCAACGCTGGCCGTCCGAAATGGGCGCAGACTCAGACTGATATCGAGGATATTGCGCGTGGTCTTATCACGGTCAACCGCAATCGACTCGATGACCATGTTTTGATAGACGCGCATTTCGGTGCTGACGGTGAGCAAAGCGACAGTATCTTGCAGTCGGCAAAATTCAATGTACGCTGCCTTGGCGCGATTTTGCGGGTCAGTGCCTGGTACCGATGGTTGCAAATCCTCAGCGGCGTTGAGCAAAATCGGCTGGTTGCTGATGATGCCCTGCAGGTCTAGGCTATCCGGCTCTTTGCGTGCGTGGTCCGCAACTGACGCGTTTTCCTCGACAGGATGGTCGGTCACGGTCAACTTGTGACTATGGCGCTCTTTGACCGTGCAGTCGAATGCAATTTGACTATCCGCTGCCTGGATTACCACTTGATAGGGTATGGTCAAAAGGCTGCTCATGGCGTCGCGCCTCCTAACAGCAATTGCTGAGCGGTGCGGCGGTTGCCATCGGCCGCAGCTCGACCTACGGCCGGGGCAACCG